ATCCTTGGGTAGAAACGCCTTCTTCGTCGAAGCCAGAATCCAGAAGACGTATTGTGGATCCTTACTCTCAATCTCTACACGCCATGTGTCGAACTCAGCCATCTGAGGCTTGTACTTCACTGTATCGTCATCAAAGACTGCGAAGACTCCCTTCATTACGATAGATCGAACCCACTCGGAGGAGAACACCTTCTTGAAGCGAAACTCCACATATTCGCACTCGTCGATTCCAGTACACTCCATCTGCATCTGCATTTGATGAACGTAATCCTCTGGAATACCCGCTGTCTCTGGTCGCGAGATCGGACACTTGAACTCAACCAGTCGTCCACGGCGACGAATGTTATCATCCTTCGGAAAGATGATCCCGTCCGGTGAAGCACCTAGAAAGGAATAGACCGGGTGCTGAACACATGACACGTCTACAATGGAACAGTTCGTCTCTTCCTCAAAGATACCCTTCGCAATAGGCTCAAACCGGGTTCCCCACACCAATGCACCGGCCGACGGACCACTCGACTGCGGCTTCTCCAACTTTCCTACGATCAGAGACCTACGTGCCTCACCACCAGCGAAGACCTTGTGGACCTCGGAACCAGTGATCATCTCACCTCGCTTTGTATGCCACTGAGTTGTGCGTTGATCATTCTCACCATAGATACGGATGGTTCTGCGTACACAACGGTCACGCATCCAGATACGTCCAAGTTCACCTTTCATGGCTGTCTCAAACGCTGCGAACACTGTGCGTCTAGCCTGTGTATAGCTCACAGGTCCAATGAGTGTCAGCAACATGATGAGTGGCTTGAGTCGTTTCTTCGGCCGAGTGTAAGGAGGATCCCGAAGCCATTCAAAGACTACTGCATCCATTCAGTTGCGTTCTATATACGTATCCTTCGAAAACTCATTTTCAGCTCTGAAATACAGAATCAGTATGGAGACGATTCAAAGTAAGGAGCAGTGGGTTCTCCACAGACTCGAAGGATTCTACTCAAAGCCTGAAAATTTCCAGCGTATCGAAGACATCCTCACCGGTAAATCACGCCTAAGTCTGCGTCTGCTCGACTGGTTTGTAACCAACTACTCGAAGAAGTACAACGTGTCCTTTATGACGAAGGCAAATCACCACGTGATTGTGTATCTGGTCTACAAGTCACATCTCAAAGCGTACAACAAAAAGATGTTCGATCCCTTCTGTCGGTGGAAGCGGATCCAGTTCCGTGGTCTTGACACCACTGTGGGTCAGCTGAACTTCTTCGAGTGGGTGATTCAGGATGAGATCCTCGATTACCTCGATGCGAATTATGACGATGTCCATGCTGACATGGAGGAGTGTTCGCAGGTCATTCAGCCGAAGGAGGGCGAGCGTCGTAAGCGTCACGAGTTGAGTCGGTCGGCTACGAAGTCCGTTCGAATGCACGATGTTCTCGTTAAGGTTACGTTCGATTAGTCTGGTGGGGTAACAATGTTCTCAACAATTGATCGTTCGATTGTCTATGAGGTAGGCACAGACATCACCGAAAACGACATCAACATCGTGTCTGACTTGTGGACGATGGAGGATCGACAGGTTTATCGCGGTGCCCGTGATCCGAACTACACGCATGCGAATGTCTACTGGCTCTATGATCCCGATAGCCTTGATCGAGTTGGATTGTCTGAACACAAGCTCGATGACCCGAGTGATGTCGCCCTTCTGTGGTACAAGGAGAACCCGTTCAGCACCCTTCTACAAGAAGATGGTTGGGTCGAAGGCGAGAGCTTTTGGAGTAAGGTTCCGAGTCATGTCTACGAACAGTGTCTCGCAGAGGGTTGGACAACGCCTGCAGCTGTCGCTGAACGATGCCTGCGTGGAGCGACGCGTGTTGTGACAGTTGATACATTGATCGCAAAGCCGACAGTGTACTCATGTGCGAAGTGTAAGACAAAGTCCTTCACAAAGTCCGCATGTTCCACCGAGTCAACGCTAGACTTTCCTGAAAAGGAAAAAGTTTGGTTTATTGATGAACGTATGGTTGTGTATACTCCCCCCACAGGGTCTAGTGTTTGGTCGATTACGCAACCGCAGTCGCCTTCCGACCCTTCTTCACAGCCGGAGGTGCAGACGGTGCCGGTGCAGCCGGTGGCGTCGGAGGGCGAGTCTCCTCATTCGTCTCCTCCGGAAACGCATCCTCAGTAGCGATGTCAAGCTTCGCGGGGCGGTCCTCCTCGTCCTCCTCAGGCTCCTTGATGTCAGCGAACGCCGCCTTGGCACCCACCCGCTGGGGCGGGAAGACCTTCGCGAGAACGACACGCCACGTCACACCGCAGCCAGTGCCGGTCACGTAGATGGACGGCGTGATGACCATGCGGCCCTCGAATCGCTTCGGGAAGACCTGTTCGAGGTTGTCGGGCGTGAGCTCGATCGTGTTCCCCTTCTCATCAACCGCGTCCATCCCGACCTGGCCATCCCAGATCGAGATCTTCATGCGGAGGGACGGAGGATACTTGCCGTTCGGTACCCACTCGCCATTGACCTTCTCCACACTCGGCGTGAGCAGAGGCTTGCACGTGTCGCGGATCGTCGACTCGGAGCGAGACTTACCGAACCAGCGACCGCTGTTCGCAGTGGCAGAGTGGATGACCTTCTCGGAAAGGTCGAGTAGGAAGTTGTAGAAGAGGCCAACCTCCGAGCCGTCAGTGCTACGCTCCTTCGCATACGGATCGCAACCCTTCAGCGAAGCCAGGAGTGAGTAGTTACGCTGACCCGTCTTATCGTCCTCGCGAACGACAAGACCTGCGGGGTAGCTGATTCGCGGAATGCGAACCTGAAGCGGAACATTGTTGTACTTGATCGGAACTGTCTTGCCTCCAGCCTTGTTTGCACGGATCTCGCCGATGGTGATGCGGTTGATGTCCAGGTTCTCAGAAGGGATGATTGCAGTAGTGGCCATTTTGTCTGTTGTGCTATCCGTTACCCTCGGTGGCACGGAATTCGTTTTCCGCGTAGGTTTCTAGTTTTCAAGATTGTTCAGAAGATAAAGGCAATGCAGTGTGCCTCTGTCAGGAACAAGACATCAACCGATCGATGTTCACTCAAAGCACTGATGGGACATACTCTGTGTGGAAAACATGTCAGGGCTAAGTCTTGTCAGTTGTGGGCAGATGTCCATCGGCAACGATTGAGTCGCCTTCCGAAGGTTCAAGCCCTGTACCGCGGATGGAGGGTTCGATCGGTTCTGGCGTTATCTGGACCTGGCGTTCTTCGACGCGGAAACTGTGTGAACGACGAGGAACTTGTCACACTTGAATCGAAGGACCGGCAGTATCCATACGAGTACTTCGGAATCGAAGAAGGTGGACGTATCTGGTGGTTTGACTTTGCAACTGCGTGGGAGTGGTTCACTCGTTCCGTGACTCCCACAAATCCCTATACAAAGACGCCGATATCTCATGAAGCACTTGGGCGACTGCGAAAACTCCACCTGTGGCGACGACGATGGAGAATTTTGGTTCCACCCCCACCACGTGATCTGAAAGAGAACATCATTCGCAGATGGACTGTGTTGTCACAGATCTTTCGCGGATATGGATTCGAAGATGCCCATCCTGAGCAGTTCGCGAATCTCTCGTCCGCAAACTTGAAGATCGCCCTTCGCTTTCTGTCCGAAGACATCGATGCAATGCCTAGACCGAACAAGCGGATGCTGGGGATTATTGACAGAGGTCTTGGCTACGTCGCATCCTCCACAACCTCAATGATCTATTCACTGAACTTGTTGACGATCATGATGACAGATTCTCGATCGTATGACTTTGTGTTCTTACTGTTATCAGCGTTGTATCGCTGCTAGCAAAATGGATTCTTGCAGCCCCAGGAAATGGGTGGCAGGATGAATATCTTCTTCCTTTCTCTCAACCCGACCGAAGCGGCTCGCCTTCACTGCGATAAACATGTCGTGAAGATGATCCTCGAAACTGCACAACTCTTATATACTGCCCACTGGGTCTACGAATCACCGCTCCCAGAAGGGGCCTATCGTAAGACTCATCCTAATCATCCATCTGCACGATGGGTCCGCGAATCACTTGTCAACTACCGGTGGCTCTGTTCCCTCGGCATTGCACTGTGCGAAGAGTATACCTATCGCTATGGGAAGGTCCATAAGACGGAGCCTCATCTCAGGTGGCTCACCGCGAATTCCCCGATCAACCTCGTTGACGTCGGATGGACACTGCCTCGACTCGCCATGCCTGACGAATACAAAGATAAAGACCCCGTTGTCGCCTATCGCAGGTACTACATGGGTGCGAAGGTGCGTTTGTTGTCCTACACAAAACGTCCTACGCCAACTTTTTGAAACGAAACGGTTTACATGACCGCCGGTGGTAAGAGTATACCAGTGCGTTAGAAATGTCGTCTTCTTCTACTCCTGTTAAGTCAAAGATGCCTGCGAAGAAGTCTGCCCCCGTCGCCCCTGCCCCAGCCCCAGTTGCCGAGACCCCCAAGCCTGCCAAGGCGGCGAAGGCTGCCAAGCCCGCCAAGGCGGCCGTCCCCTCGAAGGCGGTTGTCACCGTGCCGACGGTTGAGACGCCGTCTGCTCCGGCCGTCGTCGAGTCGGCGGAGAGCTCCGATGTCATCCTCGCCAGCCTGGCGGAGAAGCTCTAGGCCCTGTCGACGGAGCTGACGACCCGTGTCCGCGAGGCCACGAAGAGTGTTTCGGACGCCATCAAGGCGACGAAGCGTGAGGCCCGTGAGATCAAGAAGAAGAAGAAGAAGAACCCGGAGGACATGACCCCGGAGGAGCGTAAGACGTGGGAGGCCCGCCGTGCCAACAACGCCTTCCTCGTCCAGCGTCCCCTGACGGACGAGCTGTGCCACTTCATGGGCCTGAAGTCGGGCGAGAAGCGTTCGCAGACGGAGGTCACGAAGTTCATCTCGAACTACGTGAAGGAGCACAGCTGCTTCGACCCGGCGTTCAAGCGTCGCATCCTCCCGAACTCGGCTCTTGCGAAGCTGCTGCGTGTGTCTGATAAGGATGAGGTGACGTACCTGAACCTCCAGTCGTTCCTGAAGGTTCACTTCATCAAGCCGAAGGCGTAAAGAGGAGTCTTTCCGACGACGTAATTTTTTTCCAAATGGAAATATAAAATGTCCAATCCGTATGCGAAGGAGTATAAGAAGGAGGACCCCATGGTCGAACGGCATAAGACGACGCAGCGTGTGGGTGGACCGAATACACGACTTCAGAGGCGTGTCCACGGCCGTTATCTGGATTACGGACCCATGCCGCACGGATACGAGAGGTCGCACAAGGCCTACGCCAAGTATATGAAGACGCAGAAGGCGAAGACCGGAAAGACCGGTGGCACCCGCCGTCGTGGTCGCAAGACCCGCTCCACTCGTCGCCGATAGACTCCTCGCTCCGTCGCCGTTACACAGATGTCGTGATCAGCTCGTGCGGCATCTCCATATAAAGAACCGTGCTGAAAAAGGGTGACAGACGCTCATCTAATACTAATGCACGCTGCTTATCGTTCTCAGTCAACGTTTTCGTCAATCGGCGAAGAACCAAACTTCGATCGACCGATGAGTCGACCTTAATTTTACATTTCCCCGCTTTCCATCCACACAAGGATGACGTAGTACATGCGTCCTTTTGTTGAAACTGTCCGCAGGGTGTCCGCACTTTGTTCACGAATGCACGTGGACCCTGAGTGGCATCCCAGTGGGCTTCCTTTTTGAGCCAGGCATCGAGTTGCTTGTACAGTGTCTTTCCACGAGTCGCAATCGCTTCACGAAGAGTTGCATGTTCCTCTTTTTGAATGTCCTTTGACAGAGTGAATAACAAGAACTCGAAGACCTCTGCTGAATACGAGATCGAATCCGCAACGAGTTCATCTTCCTTATTCGGTCCACCTTCTGTCAGAAGTCCCTCGGGGTGACGCGACATCGTGGACAGAACTTCCTTCGGATCACCTGGCGTAGACTCCTCTGGCTGAAACGGTGCACGGAACTCAGATGCGAGCAATGACTCTACGAACCGACCCGTAGAGTCTTTCAGATCTTCCACCCACTTGAATCCCTTGTGAGTTGTCGCATCTAAGAAGCTGCGAAGGGCCTGGCGAGTCGGTAACTCTTCGGGCTTGATGTCTGAATATCCCGAGCGAACATGAACACCAGGCAACGATTCCATTGTCGCCGGCTGAATCGGCAGAATGACAACTCGTGGTACAAACACCGCCTGAATTCGGTCGAACGGATCCATGATAACCTGGAAGTCATGACCCTTGCTTCGCAATTCATTGATCGCATCTGTGTACCGCGGACGATCTGACGCACACGCCTTTGCTTGGAGCGATGTGACAGTGGACAGAACCTGTTTCGGGAACGGTGCTTCGCGTAAGTTGACAGAGTAGGTGTACTTTCCGAATCCCCTGCTCTTTTCCGTTGTACGTGCGACATGGGCTAAGATATCCTGATCAATCAACACAATCGTTCGCTCACGAGGCCACGCAGTATCTGACCAGAATCCGCAGGTGACAGAGTTCGAAGCTGTGTCGACGCGAATCACTTTGCATCCGAGAACAGAGGTCGTGTATTCAACTTCATCAAGGACACTCAGTCGTCCTTCTGTGAACGCGTTCTGAATTCCAGACACAATGCGATCGAGCTGCGTCTCACCCTCACCCATCTCCGTCCACGTGCGTGCGAATGAACAGAGCAGCACATTCTTGCGTGCGTCTTTCGGATCAGGGACAGTCTTCGCATCTCCGAGGAAATGTGGCAGCGTCTTTGAAGGGCGTCCGAGTCCGACACGGAAGAAGTCAGCCTTCCCCGCATCCAGGCGGCTCTTCTTCACAGATGCATCGTACTTGATGGGAATACGAAGAGAAGCTGCGATCTTGTCGTTGATAAACCCCATACGCATCGACGGTGTCTTCGCGGA